ATCTATGTAAGTGAAGCACCGGATATTCTGACCACAGTTGTATAATGACACGTTTTCCTTTTCCATCAGGAACCAGAGAAGAGTTCTTTTTCGCGGATTAGGTCCATATACATTATGCAGCCGGCACCCGGTCGCAGCCTTACAATAGATAGATGCATACTGTTCATCGAAATACTTGCTTATTCCATACATAGAAGTGGTATTCTCCGGATTAGCCGTTGACGAACTGGCATATATTAACTTCACATGATTTTGATTGCAAGCATCAGCTACTCGCATGAAAGTATCAATGTTATCCTTCCTGATCTGTTCCAGGTTTCCATTAAACACACTAGTTTGCGCTGCCAAATGGAACACACAATCAATACCCCCATTTTTCAGGAGCTCACATACTTTTGTGGCTTCAGTACCAGACTTTCGATCAAGTCCTATGACTTCAACACCTCTTTTTGTCAATTCGCGGCAAAGGGCTTTTCCTATAAACCCCTCACTGCCGGTTACAATCATTCTTCTCATCATCACAAAAAAATAAAGGATATATCAAACTCTCGTATATCCAAATTCAACATATTGTTAGTAAAAAACTCAAAAAAACATTAACTTCAAAATAGAATACACTACATTTGTAGCTGTATAAAATATAAAATCAAATAAAATGAAAAGACCGCAAATAGATATAATCAAATACGCATTAATTGCAACAGCCATATTTACTCTAATATTAATATTAGTATATGTATATAGATTTCATCACGGACTGTCCTATAATCATAATGATTTTGCTGATTTCGGCAGTTATTTAGGTTCAATTACAGGATTACTTGCTTTCATTGG